TTCTGGAAGTCGTTCAAAGATGTTCCTCATTTTGAACGCAAGGTATAACGATGCCTTTGCAAAAACTTGAACTTCGGGCGGGGGTCACATGAAGCTCGCGCTTGAACCGCGGACCACGGTCCAGGGTCTGGTCGAGCCTGCGCATGTGATCGAAGTCTATTGCGACGCCTGTGGCTACGATCTGGACGAGGCGGAGTTGAATGCGGACACTTGTTCGGACTGCGGGCAGTTGTTGAACCTGAAGCAGCACATTGCGATCCAGGTGACGACCATGCCGGCAGCCAGCGGAGGAACTTTGCCGTGAGGAAGAAAGCCAAGAGTAAGGTCAACGCAGCGGGTAACTATACGAAGCCCGAGCTGCGCAAGCGTCTGTTCAGCTCCATCAAGTCTGCCAGTACGCAGGGCACGGGCGCAGGAAAATGGTCCGCGAGGAAAGCACAGCTCTTGGCGAAGCGTTATAAGGCCGCCGGCGGCGGGTACAGGGACTAACATGCGCGCACCACAGCAGTCGTTGAAGGATTGGACGGCCCAGAAGTGGCGTACGAAGTCTGGCAAGCCCTCGAGCAAGACGGGCGAGCGGTACCTTCCCGAGGCCGCCATTAAGGCGTTGTCCCCGCAGGAGTACGCGCGCACGACCGCGGCCAAGCGCAAGGGCAAAGCAAAAGGCAAACAGTTTGTAAAGCAGCCGAAGGCGATCGCTCGCAAGACGGCGCAGTACAGGTGAAGCATGGCGAGTGTCAAGAAGGACGCGATCGGGCAGGAGATTCGTAAGTCGTACGAGCGCGGCCAGAAGGGCTGCCCGGAAGCGACGATGGATATCCATGTCAACCTCAAGAATCGCAACAATGCGATTGAGGAGTATGGCTACGGGCCGTTGAACCCGGAGTCCGAGTCGCGTGCTTTCTGGGACAAGAAGGCCGAGCTTTGGCAGACCACGGTGCGCGAGGCCAAGAAGGCCCGCTGTGGCAACTGCGCGGCGTTCATCCAGACCCCGGAGATGATTGCCTGTATCGAGAAGGGCATCCATGACTACGAGGAGGAGATGGAACACGAGAATTACGCCCCGGATGTGGTCGCGGCGGCCAATCTCGGGTACTGTGAGCTGTTCCACTTCAAGTGTGCCGGCGATCGTACTTGCGATGCGTGGCTCGTCGGCGGTCCAATCAAGTAGGATGCGCCCATGGCACTACTCAGACTGTTCTTAAAGCCGGGTGTAGACAAGCAAAACACCGAATATGGCGCAGAAGGCGGATGGATCGACTCCGATTACGTCCGTTTTCGCTATGGACTGCCTGAAAAGGTCGGCGGATGGGCCCCGTTTGGCGAAACCATCGCCTATTTGGTGGGTATGCCGAGCGAAGTCTTCACTTGGACGGACCTTGACGGCTCCCCCTACGTTGCCGTCGGCACCAACAAGAAGGTTTACGTCTACTACGGCGGCACCTGGGCGGACATTACGCCCATCCGTGACACGAACACGGGCGTTACCTTCGATACGACGAACGGTTCCAACCGCGTAGTGGTCAATGACAGCGGCCACGGGGCCATTACGGGGGATTTTGTCACGCTTTCTGCGACAACGGGCGACCCTGGTGGCATTCCGAACGCGAGTTTGAACAACGAGTTTGAGGTTATCGAGGTTCTGAACGCCAATGAGTACGCCATCCAGGCGCCGACCAACGCGACCTCGACCGCCACGGCGGCAGGCACGGCCACGGCGGCCTATCAGATCAACACGGGGGCAGCGGTAAGCTACTCGGACTTTGGCTGGGGCACTGGGACATGGGGCTTGAGCACTTGGGGCACCCCGCGCCCGCCGTCTGCCTCGATTGCGCTCTTTTCCCGCGTCTGGCAGTTCGATAGCTTCGGCGAAAACCTCATCATGCAGCTTGTGGACGGCGGCATCTACGAGTGGCTGCCGAGCACGGGCATTGGCGTGCGGGCAACGGCCATTTCTGGCGCGCCGACCAAGAGCAAATACGCGTTGGTGTCGACGCCTGACCGGCATCTGGTCTGCTTTGGTACGGAATCGACCATCGGGACGCCTTCGTCGCAGGATCCGATGTTTGTGCGCTTCTCAAACCAAGAAGACATCAACACATTCGTCGCCACGGCGACCAATACGGCTGGCGGCCAGCGCCTGACGGACGGAAACTACATCGTCTCGGCGCTTCGCTCGCGCGGACAGATCTTGATCTGGACGGACACGGCACTGCATGGCATGCAGTACCTTGGACCGCCGTATACCTTTGGCTTCCAGCAGCTCGGGGCCAACTGTGGCCTTATCGGGCCGCATGCGTCGGCGGATGTGAACGGCGTGGCGTACTGGATGAGCAAGGACGCCTTCTTCGTGTTCGACGGTGTCGTCAAGAAGCTCCCCTGCACGGTCCAGGACTATGTATTCAAGGACCTGAACTTCACGCAAGCACAGAAAGTGCATGTGGGGATCAACACGCAGTTCAACGAAGTGACCTGGTGGTACTGCACGGCGGACACCGACTACATTGATCGCTTTGTGACCTTCAACTACCTCGAGCAGGTATGGTCCGTGGGCACTATGGCGCGTTCCGCTTGGGTGGACCTTGGCACTTATTCCTTCCCGATGGCGACACAGTACGATATCGACGGTACCGAGGCTACGATCAGCACGATTTATGGACTCACCCCTGGGCGGTCCGTGGTCTATAACCAAGAGTTTGGCAAGAACGGCAACGGGGATCCGATCCTTGCGTATGTGAAGTCGGGGTACTTCGATATCGGCGATGGCGATCAGGTGTTGTTCATGAAGCGGTTCATCCCGGACTTCAAGAACCAAGAGGGCGATCTCACGGTGAGGTTGCTGTTGCGCTTGTATCCGCAGGTCTCCGCGACGCCGAGCTCGCTTGACCCGTATGTCATCTCTCCGGGTACAGACAAGGTGGACACGCGCGCGCGTGGGCGACAGATCTCGTTGCAGATCGAAAGCTCTGAACTCGACACCAACTGGCGCTTCGGCACGATGCGTGTTGATATCCAGCCGGATGGGTTGAGATGAGTAAGATCTTCAACGTCCGTCTGCCTAACGCAGCGGCTGCGGGCTACAGTCAGGAGCAGTTTGACCAGCTCGTGCGCTCGCTTGAGCAGGTCGTTTTTCAGCTTAACAACACTTACACGCCGACCGTCAGTGACGACAAGGCTGGTGCGGGCTCGTGGTTCGCGGCAGGTTCCGGTGCGGGCGGTGGGTTTGCGGGCGGGGTTCGTGGCTTTCAGATCAGTAATGGCATCAGTCTGCCGCAGGCGATGCTGATCTCGAATCTCGATCAAGACCTGACCAGCACGACTACCGAAGAGCTTTTGACGTATGACGTCGTGGCGTTATCGAACGGCATCCGCGTCGTCGATAACAGCAAAATCTACGTTCCGTGCTCCGGGCAATATCTCGTCACGTTTACGCTACAGGTCTCGAACCGAAGCAATGCGGCTCAGGAGTTTGAGGTGTGGGCCAAGGATACCGGAACAAACTATCCGTCTAGTCGCACTCGCTTTGACATACCCGCCAGGAAGAGCGGCAGCATCTGGTCGCATATTGTCCCGGCAATCACCGGCATTTTCACGGTGAACGACCCTAGCACGAACTACCTAGAAATCGCCTGGTGGGCGAGCAGTACGGATGTGTTTCTCGAGCACTACGCTGCCGAAAGCACCCCGACAAGACCGGAGATTCCGTCGGTTATCCTGACCATCAACTTCGTCTCGGCGGCATGACATGGCAAACAAATACCTACGCCTGTATCTAACCCCGAGCGCCGCGACGGAGACGACGATCTACACGGCACCGGCGGCAAACAACGCTGTTCTCTCGTCGCTCCGCGTGACGAACGACAACGCCAGCGTGGCTAACATCAGCGCTGCCATATATCCAGCTGGCGGAGCTACGCCATACAAGCTATTGAAGACATATGTCTTACCGGCCAGCCAGACGCTGGACATCTTCTCTGGCGTACCTTGTGTGTTGATCGCAGGCGATGTGCTTAAGGTCACCGCCAGCGTGGCCGATGTCGATTTTTACCTTTCCTACCTGGAAATCGACCGCTCGTGACAAGTGGACAAGTCTTGACAACTTACCCCATAATCAGCCCCATCTTCGCGTCCTTTCCCGGCGCGCGACCCCCTGTAGGGTCATTGGCACAAACTGGAAAGGACACCTATGGAAAATGAAGGCATCATGGGCCTGCCCGCAGGGCAAGCCATGCAAGATCCAAGGCCCACGGACCAGCCGCTTTACGTCTCGAGCGCGGACAGTTACGACGCCGCTCTGACGGCATTGGGCATGTCTTCGGGCGACCCTGCGCAAGCAGAGGCTGTCCGCCAGGCGGTCAGGGAAAGCATTGACGAACTGGACCTCAGCCCGGCTGAGGTTTCGGCGCTACTCGAGGTCCTCGAGTACATGTCGCAGAAGCCGGACGAGTATCCGCAGCTTCGCCAGCGCCTGATCGACACCGGGATGATGGACGCCGATGACCTGCCGGAAGAGTACGACCCGGCCTTCCTCGGCGTTGCCATCATGGCTCTTAACGAGTATCAGGCCTCCGGCGCTCAGGGCGCGCAGGCCCCGATGGAGATGTCGCCGGCCGTCGAAGGCCTTGAGCCGATGGCCATGGCCCAGGGTGGCCTGGCCGATGTAGCTAAGTATCTGGCCTCTCAGGGTCGCAATGGCGACTCGATCCTTGCTCATATCACCCCGGGGGAAGCGCGGCTTCTCAAGGCCATGGGCGGTTCCGGGACGATCAACCCCAAGACCACCCTGCCTGAATTCTTCCTGAAGAAGCTCTTTAAGGGCGTCAAGAAGGCGGTCAAGAAAGTCCTTAAAAACCCGATCTTTCGCGTAATCGCCACGGTCGCACTTGCCACGGTCCTCGGACCGGCCGCGGCGAGCGTCGTAGGCGCTGCCACGGGCACTGCCGCAGGCGTGGCCTTGTCCACGACCGCTGCGGCGGCCTCTACCGCCCTGGCCTCCACCGCGGCGGCTGCGGGCGTTTCTGCCATGGCCGGTGAGAAGATCAACGCTAAGAGCCTGTTGATCAATGCCGCGACGAGCTATTTCGGCGCGGGCGGCACGGCGTTCGGCGTCAACCCGGTTTCGAGCATCGCAAAGTATGCGGGCAAGATCCCTGGGGTTACCGAGGGGGGTAAGCTTGCGCAGGGCATTGGCGCGGGCCTCACAAGCGCGACGGTCGGCAAACTCGCGGGCATGGGCACGCAGGAAGCCCTTGGCATGGGCCTTCAGTCAGGCGTCATGGCGGGCCTGTCCTACAAGCCCCCGGGAGCTGACCAGCTTCAAGAGGTCAGTGTCACCGGGAAAAGAGTTCCCATGCGGACGCAAGCTGGGCAAGCCTACGACATGGTTGCAGGCGGGTCTGATACGCCTAATCCAGATGCGATGCGAGGTGTCGCACCGGGCACGGCACGTGACCCCGGTTACGGCACCGTAATCGAAGGTCAATACAATCCGGCCACCTTTAACACGGCAGCCGCTCCGCAGACACAGCCCGTTGGCTCTTCGGTGCCCTACGTGACGTCCTCCGGTGCCCCGGGCGCTAGGTTTGAGCAGGCGCTGGCTCGGGCTACTGACGTCTCCGCAGCCCCCGCCACACCGCCGGGCCCGGGCATGTTTGGGCGCATGGGGAGTTACCTTACATCCCTCGCCCCGGGCGGAGAAACGCCGTCGTTTGATAAGTTCAAGAACGCGTTTCTTGTCAACCCAGATGCGGCCTCAACGCTTGGTCGGTATGTGCCGGGTGTCGCAACGGCGCTCGCCGTCACGGGCCTTGCCGGCGGATTTAAAGCAGGGAAGTCGGAGGAGAACCCCCTCTTCGATCGTAAATACACGGGCGAAGACTACATCCGCGACAACCCGGAAAAGTTCGCCGGCGGCCTCACGCCCACGGTGCTGAAGCCCTACAACCCGGTGGTGGAAACCCCGTCGTATGGGCTTGACGCACTGAACACGA